GCGGGTTCGACTCCCGCCGCCTCCACCAATGAAAAAACCTCGCAGTTTCAACGACTGCGGGGTTTTTCTTGTATTTGCAAGGGTTTTCTGTCTTAACAATTTGCGCATTACTTGCGATATTTGCAAGTTTCCTTTAGTTAAAACAGTGTTTTTGCAGATGAATTGCAGATGAAATTACAGATGAAATTCGGTTTCAAAAAAGCCGTCAACGGCATCTGCCACTGCTACGGCTTTATCATCCATGGTGTGCTGATATACGTTTTTGAGCATGTTGTTTGTGGAGTGCCCCATGCGCTCCATTGCGTATTTATCTGGGACGTTGAGCCTGAGCATGACCGATGCGTTTACATGCCGAAGGTCGTGGAAGCGGAACGGCGAAACTCCGCAGCGGGCACACGCGCGTTGCAGATGCTTATACAGCACGTTCCTGGTAGCGTGGACAATATACTCATCTGTTCTCGGGGTTGCTTCAATCAGATCCATAATATATGGCGGCACTTTTAGTCTACGATTGCCGCTGTAAGTTTTTGGCTGCTTGAGCTGCGGGCCGTCTTCACCGTCTACCATTGCTTGCTTGATTGTCAGAATATCACCGTCAAGACAATCCCATGTTAGACCTCTGATCTCCGATGTGCGGAGACCGAGCCAGACAGCCAGTAAGAAAGGCAATTCAAAGTCTGTGCCCTTGCAATCCTCGTGCAAGATTCTGATTTCTTCCATGGTAGGTATTTTGATTTTAGGCGCTTCCTTTTGTGGGAGTGATACGCGGAACACTTTATCCGGGCATTCCTCCGACATTGCCGCCGTAAGTAAGCCGTAAGCGTTGCGGACGTATTTCGGGGACTTTTCCCGTGCCATCTTATTCACGGCACGCTGCACGCGATCCTGCGTCAACGCGGAGCACTTAATGCCCATCAGCTCCGGGAAAACCACCTTGCGGAGTTTTCTGTACCCGTTGACGGTGGATGGGGAGAGTATCGCGTCCTTGCTGTCAATATATCGGTCGATAGCATCACCAACCGTGCGCTCAGACGCACGAGCGGCAGACTTTGCGCCGGACTTCAATGCGGCGGCTTCATTTTCTGCTTGTCTTTTGGTAAGAGCTGTGACAGACACGCGCTTTCCGTCTACCATGACACTGACATTCCAGTTCCCAGATGGTAGTAGCTTTGCTTTTGGTATTTTCATTAAATCCCCCTCCAATCAATGTACAAGCACCACGCAGCCAGCAGAACGATAATGACAAACATTATAGCAATCACGCTGTTGCGGATACGCACTCCACGCCGCATGATCTCGATCATGTCCGCTTTCGCGTCAACGTGGCGTTCCAACTCGTCGTTGCGTGCTTGCAAGGTTTCTTCGGTCGGCGTCAAGTGTTCGGAAATCCCGAACGCTTCATCAAGCGAAATTCCAAGCGCTTTGCAGATCGGCGCAACGGTGTAGATGGACGGAGCTTTAGAAAACTTGGAAAAGAAGTTCTGCACGGTGGACAGAGGTACGCCGGAAGCGTCGGAAATGTCCTGATAGGTCAATTTCAATTCTTCTTTACGGATTCTGCACACTTCTTGAATGTTCATTTATGCCACCTTAATTTCTTCGATTTTTGCGCCGCGAAGTCGTAAGATGAGGGCTTGTCGAACCACGTCGAGCGCTGTCTTATTGCAATGTTTCGGTGTTGAATTGCCAAGGTAAAGCGGAGTATGGTCAAAACAAGCAGCGGCGACCGCTCCACGCTGGCTGCAAAAAGCCCTCGCCGTTGTTGCAGAGGCGGCGAGGGCGAATCTTACTTCATACCAAGGAGCTTGCCAAGTTTTCTTTGCCGCCCTGCTTTGGTCGTTGGGATCCCAGTTGCTTTTGAAATTTTCCTTTTCGTCTTCGTGATTCCGAGCGCACGTTTCCAACTAAAAGACAGGCCGGGGATTTTGCTCTTCGCCATTTGGTGCACCACCTTTTGGTTTTATATTTTCGACTGCACAAAGTGCAATAATCGACATATAGCCCCGTTGCAAAAATATTTGGAGGGACATAATTATGGACGAACAAACGAAAAAAGCGGCAGAACTTTTTGCCAACCTGACGCCAGAGCAGAAAAATATTATTCTTGCGATGGTTGATAACCTTCTATCACAGCAAGCACCGCGCTCTTTTGCTGCGGAGACAACCGGCTAAACCCGGCAATAAGCTGCGCAAACTGCGCATCCTCCCCCTCGGCCTTCTGATCGGTGGCTTCTTTTTTCCCCTCGGCCTCGACCGGAGACTTGGAGGTGTCAATGCCCATCAGATAATCGGCGGATATATGAAAGTGTTTTGAAATTTGTGGAAGATAGTCCGTATAACTTTTATACTTCCCGGACTTCCATTTATAAATCACGCCTCGTGGGAGACCCAAGGCTATTTCAATTTCCCTATCCGTCATTCCAGAACTGTCAAAAAGCGGTTTAATCTTATCATTAAATAAATCCATAATATGCTTGCCTTTCACTGAAATAGTGAATATAATAAAATTGTCTTAACAAATAGGAAGGAGCTACCTTATGAAAAAAGAAAACTTGCAATCTATTACCGTTTCATGCTTTGGGAAGTATTACAGTGTAAAAATTGGCGGTGTTGAGATCAATAATGTCAAGGCGTATCATTTGGAGCAGAACAGCGATGGTAGTGCACGCTTGACGCTCGATCTTGATTGCTGTTTTGCGGAAACTCAGGCGGCCTTAAACCAGCCAGTTGATTAAAGCAGACGCGATAGCTCCCGTTATCCACGAATTGCGCTCCATACAAGCACCGAATTTACTTAATAGCCCCGGTTTTGGCGCTTCTTGCCCTGCGAGAATCTTTTCTAAAATGGAAATGATCTCTTGCAGGGCTTCTTTATCATCCCCGCCGTCTCGCTCGGCACGCTCTTTCATCGCTTGGATAGAAACGGAGACAGAATTGTTATTGCCAATTACCGAGTTTGTAACGGTTCCAATATTAAAAATTGTTTGCGATTGAGGTACAGGGGGTTCCGACTTAGGCGTTTTCTGATAGTACACGGTCAAATAATTTGCAGCACCATTAAAGTATTCTGTTGAAATTTCAGAAACATATACCGTTCTTCCGTCAGGGAAAGTCAGGACGTCTCCTTCTTTTATATCGACCGTTGGGAGGAAATTGATAGCATCTTTTCCCCGCATTTTATCGCAAGTCGGCAAACCCTTTTCAGTGGATACGTTTTCTTTGTTTCTTGCCACTAAAAAATTTACCCCGTGGGTTTTAATAAAATCACCGATCGGCATTTTTGTCTCCTATGTCATTTTGTATTTATCTGCTAATTCAAACCTGAGGGAATTGTACAATGCGCCGAGATTCACTATTTTAGCGAAAATCGATTGACTTTCACTAAAATAGTGAATATAATAACCTTACAGAACTTAATTAAGGCAACAAAAAACCAAGCCCCCAACGGATTTTCCGTTTTTGCGGACTTATAACCGATATTTTGTTGGCTGACACTTACATAATAGCGGTGTTGGTTGCGTTTGTCAATATAAAGTTCTGAACTTTATAAGGAGGGGAGAACGCTTGGAATTAAAAGGAATTCGAGAAAATGCCGGTTTGCGACAGGAAGACGTAGCAAAGAAACTCCGTGTAAGAGTTTCCGCGGTGTCGAACTGGGAACGCGGTGTGAATGGTATCGCAAGCAAATACATTAGACCGCTGACCAGAATGTACGGCGTGACCGAAACGGAAATTAGAGCGGCATCGGAAGCAGCGCAGACCGCAAGGGCGGGCAAGGAGGGCGCATGAACTGGGTTATCGTATTGATTGTCAGCATTATTGCCACCGGCATTTCAGTATGGGCAAGCATTGAAAAGTGTTCCAATCTTGGATTTTTGGGCGGCCTTGTCGGCATTTTTGCTTCGGGGCTATCTTTGGTGGTTGTCCTTGTTGGCGTGCTCCAAACGCCGCAGAGCATCAACAACTTTGCCAAACAAAAATCTTACATTGAAATGCACGAAGCGAAAAACGCCGTGGAAGATGCGGCGCTGACTTCCAAGAAAATCGAGCTGAATGAGTGGCTTTATGACGCACAGTGCAGCAAATCCCGATTTGGTAGTTGGAGCTTTTATCCTGAAAGCATTTTCGAATTGGAACCGATCGAATGAAAGAGCAAGCGAAGAGAACTAACAAACAACAGGAGGAAATGAAAGATGAAAGAACTCAAAGTTAAATTAACGTTTATCGAGCCGATTCTCGGTACCAGCCCCGCAAACCCTGATATCTACCGCGAGTTTATCGGCAGCCACGCGCCGGATGCGGCAAGCGTGGAGGACGAGGTGGCAGCGCTGGGAGCGGACGCGGTTGCCGAGAAGTCCATGACCATTTTCCCGCGGTTGGACGACGGAACGCCGTTTTTGTACGACTACCAGATCAAGGGCTTTTTCAAGGACACTTGCGGCGGTCTGCGCAAGGTCAAGGATTCGTCCAGCAGCAAAATCAAGGCTTACAAGAAGGAAATCGACAAGCTGATTTTCCCCGAGCCGCGCACCATTCCAATTCTTTTTGACGGCGAGATCAAGGAGTGCCAGCGCCCGCTGAGAGCGCAAACGGCGCAGGGCGAGCGCATCAGCCTTGCAATGAGCGAGGAAATCCCCGCCGGGGCAACGTGCGAGTTTACGGTGGTCTGCCTGTGCGACGACCACATCGACGTTGTGCGCGACTGGCTGGATTACGGAAGATTCTCCGGCATTGGCCAGTGGCGCAACAGTGGAAAAGGCCGATTCCGCTGGGAGGAAATCGAGTAACGCAACGGAGTGGCATGGACGCGCCTTGCACGGCCTTGAACAGCGAGGATTAGCCCCGGAAAGCAACGGAATGGTTTTGCCGGGAACAGCGTTGACGAGCAACGGCAATGCGGAGATAAGTCTTGCGATGAGATGTGATGGCGAAGAATAGCTGTAATCAGCAAAGGAACAGCCTCGACTGGCTCTGATGTGCTATGGCATGGAATTCCCCTGATTAGCATTTGTAATGCAAAGAAAATGCCCCGCCCAATGTTGCAGCATCGAGCGGGGCGGGTGGGACAAATCTCACCACAAGATATTGTGTCTGTGCTTATTGTAGCACGCGAGAAAGGAAAAGGCAAGATGCTAAAGCCACAACAGTTAACGCGACGGCGAAACGACCTTGAACGAGCCGTGCGCGGCGCGATGGGACGGGCGTTGATTCGCACCGGCAAGGAGCTGGGCGAGGAAATCGGATTATCGGAAACGCAAATTTGTAACAGAATGGCGGGGCGTTCCCGCTGGACGTTAGAAGAAATCTGGGAGCTTGATCGAGTTTTGCAATTTACGGACGCGGAAAAGCTCATGCTGATCGGAGGGGCGAAATGATCGACACACTGTTTTTCGGCGGCATCGCCGCTGCGGTGATCGCGCTCAACGGCTGCGACTTCACGACGAGCCTTGCCGTCATCGGCGCGTGCGCGGTGGGCAAGGTGCTATATGAGCTGCTGCCGTATATCGACAGGGGGTGCAGGAAGTGAAATGCGAGCTGTACCATGACAACTTCCAGAATTTTAAGAAATACGGAATTCCAAAGGCGCAGCTCGTGATCGCGGACATTCCCTACAATATCGGCGCTGATGCTTACGGGAGCAATCCGACGTGGTACATCGGCGGCGACAACAAAAACGGCGAGAGCAAAAAAGCAAAGAGCAGCTTTTTCAACTCCGACGGCTATTTCAAGATCGCCGAGTATATGCACTTTTGCAACCGCCTTTTGAAGAAAGAGCCGAAGGAGAAAGGGCAAGCCCCGGCAATGCTTGTTTTCTGTGCGTTCGACCAGATGCAGACCGTCATGGAGTACGGGAAGCAGTACGGATTCAAGAACAGCTACCCGATGTTTTTCTGCAAAAACTATTCCGCGCAGGTGCTTAAAGCCAACATGCGAGTGGTTGGCGCGACGGAGTTTGCGGTAGTGCTTTACCGTGACAAGCTTCCGAAATTCAACAACGGTCGAGAGATCGGCGAAGATGGGAAACCGATTCGTGGCACGGGGAAGATGGTTTTTGACTGGCAGAAGTGGGAGCGCGACGGGAAGGACATTCCCAAGATCCACCCCACGCAGAAGCCGGTGAACGTACTGAAACGGCTGATTGAAGTTTTCACCGATCCCGGCGACGTTGTAATCGACCCATGCGCGGGAAGCGCGGCCACCCTCCGCGCGGCGTATGAACTGGGGCGAAATGCTTACGGTTTTGAAATCGACAAGAATTTTTACAAGGCGGCGCAAGAGGGAATGCTCGCCCCGCTGTTTGAGAAGCCCGCACAAATCACGATGGAAGAGGTGACGCGATGAGACGACACGACAAGCGCACGAGAGAGCAGCGCAAGGCCGATGAATCGGCATTGATTGCGGCGGCGTGTCTGGGCGCGACGATTCTCTTAATTGCGATCTCAATCCTCGCCACCAGCGCGCAGGCGGTCGATGCGGAACCGGAAGAAGCCCCTATCGTAGAGGAGTATGACCCCGCGTGGGACATTCCTGCGACCGAAAGCGCGGTGTGCAACGACGTTTTTCTCGGCGAGTTTACGCTGACAGCTTATTGCCCCGGGCGCTGCTGCTGCGGCAAGTGGGCAAGCGGCTACACCGCGACCGGCACGCTGGCGACCGTGGGACGCACGATCGCGGTCGACCCGAAGGTGATCCCTTACGGGACGCACGTCCTGCTGATCTGGCCGGACGGCACGCAGCACAGTTATGTTGCGGAGGACTGCGGCGGCGGCGTGAACGGCAATCACATCGACGTGTTTTTTGACGAGCATCAGGCGGCGCGTGTGTTCGGCGTGCAGAGCGCAATGGTGTATTTGGAGGCGGAGGAATGATGCACTGCGAATCGTGCGGCGCGGATTTCCGAGAGCCAGCTCTTTATGCGTACCGCGAAAATCTGGACGATGAGAACTGGACGATTACCACTCAAACCGTGTGCCCTTATTGTGGCACAGACAATATTACGGAGGTAAAAGATGAACCTTTATCGGATTGATTCCGCGCTTGCGGAATGTGTAGACGCCGAGACCGGCGAAATCCTTGACGTTGAAAAGCTCTTGGAGCTGAACATGGCAAGAGAACAGAAGATCGAGAACATCGCGCTTTGGATTAAAAACGACGTTGCCGAAGCAAAGGCGATCCGCGAAGAAGAGAAGACCCTTGCGGCGCGCAGACAGGCTTTAGAGCGCGCGGCAGAGAGCAAGAAAAAATATCTCGATTCTGTGCTGAACGGCGAGAAGTTTTCCACTCCCCGATGCTCCATCAGTTATCGCAAAACCACCAGTGTGGAAGTCTCCGACATGGGCGCGGTGGTGGCGTGGATGCTCGCCAACGGTCACGACGGCGAGGTTACTTACAACGCCCCCACGGTGAGCAAGACCGACCTTGCCCCGCTGCTGAAAAACGGCGCTGAAATCGACGGCGCGACGCTTGTACAGGGCATGAGCATGGGGGTGAAGTGATGGACTATAACTTTGGCGAGAAAGTAGAAGAATACAGCCAAAAGCAGGGAAAGAAAATCCCCGTTTGGCAATCTGACAAGTACAAGGAGAGCAAGAAGAAAGCTTGCGAGATCATCGAAAGCGGGAAGTATGGACTTTCCCCCGCAGATTTTTGGATTCTGATGAACGAGACGAAAAGCGGCAAGATGGGTTATACAGGTCTGATTATCTCTCACAACGGCTGCTTGAAAATCAACGATAAGTTGGAAAAGCCGTTTAACCCGATGTCCGTTACCGAGGACAAATGCGGCTACGGCGGCGCTCTGGTCTATACTTACTGCGACAAGGAGCAGGGGCTTTATGAGGTCGGAGAGGTCACACCAAAAAACTGCAAAAATGATTACCCCTATGCAATGGCCTTTAAGCGAATGTTTGACCGCGTTGTTTTGAAACTCTCAAAGCTGGCGTATTCCGGCATTTATAGCGAAGCGGAGAGTGATTCGTTCCGCGACCCGGTTGATGATACCAGGACCCCGAGCAATGGGAAATTAGAAAAACCGTCTAAGCAGGATAAGAAGCCGAGTAAGGAAGAGATGGACGCGTTTAACGCGCAGTACAAGCGCGAGGTTGAGAAAAACACCTGCAAGGACTGCGGCAAGCCCATCTACCCGGTGACGCACGGCGGCAAGTCGTATTCCGTTGCGGAGATCGCAGAAAACGCGCGAAAGACCTATAAAGCGCCGCTCTGCTGGGCGTGCATGATGGCGAGGAGAAAATCGAATGAAAGCCCGACTGCATGATCTAACCCTTGCCCGCGATGGTGGGTATTTACTCACCATCGCAACGCGGGAGAACGTCGGCACACTGTACGACGAGCTGCACGAGGTAGACGTTGACGTGACCGTCAAAAAGCACCGTGAGAAACGGAGCCTCGATGCCAATGCTTACTCATGGGTGTTGCTGGACAAGCTTGCAGAAGCCACAGGAACGCCCAAGCGTGAGATTTACCGCCGAGAAGTCAGGGACGTTGGCGGCAACACAGAAACAGTCTGCGTGCGCGAGAAAGCCGTGCAGAAGCTATGCGACGGCTGGAACAAGAATGGTATCGGATGGCAGACGGAAGTGATGGACAGCAAAATCGACGGCTGCAAGAACGTTGTCTTGTATTACGGCTCGTCCACCTTTGACACAAAGCAAATGTCACGCCTGATTGACAACATCGTGCAGGACTGCAAGGAGCTGGGCATTGAGACATTGACCCCGCAACAGCTTGACGCACTAAAGGAGGAATGGGGCAGATGACTAAAAGCATCATGCAGGACAAGAGAGAATGTTATATCTCAGGATTCTCGACAAACCTTGCGCGGCATCACATTTACGGTGGTGGCCGTCGGCAGCTATCCGATATTTGGGGCTGCTGGGTGTGGCTGCGTGCTGACTGGCACAATATGGCCGATTACGGCGTGCACGGGAAAGACGGGCACGAACTGGATATGCAACTGAAACGCGAGTGCCAGAAACGCTTTGAAGAGCTTTACGGCCACGATACTTTTATGGCTGTATTCAAGAAAAACTATTTGGAGGAAGAATCATGCTGAACAAAATTTGCATTATGGGGCGCATTACGCGCGATCTGGAACTGCGCCGCACGCAGGACGGTACGGCGGTCACGAGTTTCACCGTCGCCGTCGACGACGATTTCAAGAGCAAGGCAACCGGCGAGAAGAAAACCTATTTCCTCGACGTGGTTGCGTGGCGACAGTCGGCTGAGTTTGTCTGCCAGTATCTCGGCAAAGGCCGCATGGTCGTGGTCGAGGGCAAGCTCACCGTCCGTGACTGGACGGACAAGGACGGCAATAAGCGCCGCAGCGCGGAGATCATCGCTGACAACATCTATTTCGGTGACAGCAAGAAAGATAACGAGCCTCGATACGATAATACGCCTCAGGAATATGCCGAAGTGTCTGACGAGGCTGGCGAACTTCCGTTTTAAGGCGGTGCTTAGATGGCAAGAAACTATGCAGCACTCCCCTATGATTATTTAGAGGAGATGGATGCGCTCAACGATGCAGAGTTCGGTCGGCTAACGCGGGCATTGCTGGTTTACAGCATGACGGGAGAGCAGATAGCGCTTTGTGGCAATGAGAGATTCTTTGTCAAACGCATGATGGCGCAGGAAGACCGCTTTAAGGCAAGCTATGACGATATTGCGACAACGAGAAGCGAAGCTGGCAAGGCTGGTGCTGCCGCAAGATGGCAAAATGGCAAACGCATTTTTGCTAATGGCAAAAATAGCAAAGCCATGCCTGACAATGGCAAAAATAGCAAAACCAAAACCAAAACCGATACCAATACCGAAACCAATATCCAGCTATCTAACGATAGCAAGGGAGAATATTGCGCTGAGCCGCAAGCGGCTGACGCGCCGCCGGTGATTTCTTTGCCACTGAATGACGGGACTTTTTTCGACGTGTCGGAGAACGACAGGGCCAAATGGTCGCAGCTCTATCCGAACGTTGACGTTCTGCAACAGCTCAGAAACATGGCGGGATGGTGCGATGCAAACCCTACCAAGCGAAAGACACGCGGAGGGATTAAGCGTTTCATCGCCGCTTGGCTTGCCAGAGAGCAGGACAAGGGCGGAAAAGCGCCGCAAAATAAGCCGTTTGTCTACGGCGATGTATTCGCCGAGATGCTTGAGGAGGAAAAGAACCGTGGAAAGAGCTGACGTAATTAGCCTTTTAGGGCGGTTAAAACAGGCTTATCCGCAGGCCTATGCCAAGATGACCCGCGCAGAAGCCGAAGAGATGGTTTCCCTCTGGTCGGACATGCTGGGCGGGGAAGACCCCACCGAAGCGATGGATGCAGTGAATGCGCTGATTGCCGAGGATACGAGGGGATTCCCCCCGAAGGTCGGGCAAGTGATTGCAAAGATCAGGGGCGCAACTTCCTCGCACGTCTCGGTGGCGTGGATGAAGCCATACATCGAGCGGATAGCCGAACAGGAGGCATTCATGCCGAGCGTATCGCGTTATGCGAGAGAACACGGGATGACGTGGGAAGCGGCGGCTGCCGAAATGGGGGGGGGGTAGCAATGGGCATTGATATTTCTCAGCTGGGCAAGGACGCTCAAGCCCAAGTCATGGCAAAGATGGCCGTGCAGGAAGTCAAGAAGCGCAGTAAGTACGGAAACCGCAAGGTCGTGTGCGATGGCATCAAGTTTGATTCCGAGCGTGAGGCGGCGCGGTTCGGCGAGCTGAAAGTGCTGCGATCGATGGGCAAGATTCGCGATTTGCGGCTGCAAGCGAATTTTACCCTCGTGGAGGGCTACACGACCATCGAGGGCGATAGGGTCAATCCGATGGTCTACCGTGCGGATTTTGTTTACGAGCGGGCGACCGACCCGGACTGCAACGGCACTGTGCACTGGCTGCGCGAGGTCGAGGACGCAAAGGGCGCGAAAACGAAAGACTATCTGCTGAAAAAGAAACTGATGCAGGACAAGTACGGCATCATGATCCGCGAGGTGTGAGATGAGCTTTGAGCATTGCCACTTCTGCAAGCCGCCTGTGAGGCACGCGGGCTGTCACAGCGATTGCCCGTACTACGCGGCGGATATCTCCAAACTCCGCGCGGCGAAGGAAGAAAAGCGCCGCCTGACGGACGCAAAATGCGACAGGCTGTGCGCGCGCCAATTCAAGACGCAGCGCTATCAGCGCTTGAAAGGACAGCAACACGCGGGCGTCGTGACCTGCGTTGCGGATTCACCGACAGAGCTTGCGCGTCTGCGCGGAACAACAATTTCCGTCGTTTCCCACGCACTCGCGCGGGCGAAGAAGAACCCGGAAAGCAAGTCGTGGTATGTCTCCGTCTGGACGGAATGGAGCGACGCAGAGTATGAAAAATATTTTGGTCGGAGAATGTGAGGGGCGAAGATGAAGCACCTCGGCGATATTACGAAAATCAATGGCGCGGAGATCGAGGCCGTGGACGTTATCACGGGCGGCTCCCCGTGCCAGGATTTGAGCATTGCAGGGAAACGCGCCGGATTGGCCGGCGCAAGGAGCGGATTGTTCATGGAACAGGTTCGCATCGTAAAGGAGATGAGAGAACATGACAGATCGAATGGACGGACAGGTGACATGGTCAGACCTCGGTTTATGGTCTGGGAAAACGTGCCCGGAGCATTCTCAAGCAACAAAGGGAGAGACTTCGCGGCAGTCCTCGAAGAGATCATCCGCATCGCAGAACCGGAAGCCCCCGATATTGAAGTGCCTGAAAAGGGTTGGAACACCTGGGGGGGCTACCACGATGAAGTGGGAGGACGATGGAGCGTGGCTTGGCGAGTGCATGATGCGCAACACTGGGGAGTCCCCCAACGTCGCCGTCGTATCTCGGTTGTCGCAGATTTTGGAGGCGACACCGCAGGCGAAATACTCTTTGAGCGCAAAAGCGTGTCAAGGCATTTTGCGGAAAGCGGAACGGCGCGGGAAAGACTTGCCGGAGATTCTGAAAGCGGTGCTGGTAGAACAGGCGAAAGTATAGCACATGCTTACGGAGAAACAGGTGTTGGATATTGGAAGAATGGCGTTCAAACATTGCGGGCAGAAGGAGAAAACAGACCATCGAGACCATCTAATGTTGTCGTATGCATGGCTACACAGCAGGGCGGCGCAGAACTTCGGACAGACGACCGATCACCTACACTTACCGCAGCGGCCGGCATGAGCGGGAACAATCAGCCGGTTGTATGCGCCGGGTTTAAGTTCGGCAACAGCGAGCAAGCGCGAAGCATCGGCTACGCCGAGGAGCAAGCCCCCACTCTGTGTGCGGAGTGCGGAGGTAACAAGCCCGCGGTCGTGGCACTGGATATGACAAACGCTTGTGACGTCATCCGCGAGTGTGGCGAGGTCGTTCCGAGTTTGCAAGCAAGAATGGGAACAAGCGGGAACCAAGTGCCGCTGACGTATCAAATGCAGGGCTTCGGCGATTATCGCGAGGGCGATGTTGCGAGCAGCTGCAAGCAGCGAGACTACAAGGACAGCACCGATTTAGTGGTCAGCAGTGTTGATTGCCGCAATTTCACCGAGGGGGGCGAGATCAACGGGACGCTGCAAGCAAAAGAGAGCGGCGGGCAAAGTCTGAATTTGCAAAGCACTGTCCGCACGGGAATGATCGTGCGCCGCCTTACCCCGATGGAGTGCGAACGGCTGCAAGGATTCCCGGACGTTTGGACCGACATTGGCGAGTGGCGCGACAGCAGGGGCAAAATGCGCAAACCAAGCGACAGCCCGCGCTACAAGGCACTGGGTAACTCCATCGCCCTGCCCTTCTGGGATTTCCTGGCAAAGCGTATCAGCGCGCAATATCTACGCCCTGTTACGATGGGCAGCCTGTTTGACGGCATCGGCGGGTTCCCACTGGTATTTGAACGGCACAACGGCAAGGGCACGGCACGCTGGGCAAGCGAGATCGAAGAATTCCCCATTGCCGTGACAAAATTGAGATTTGGGGGGGAATGACTATGTACATTGGCGAACCATTTAGCTGGAAGCCTGCCGCATTTGAGGGCAGCTATGTGCAAGGATTGATCGTCAAAGTGTATTGTACGCCTGCCCAGCAGATGTCTATGGAGACAACGTGTGCCCGAAGAAAAAAGATGCCGCTCCGATAACTTGCTACGAGTGCCGCCGCGAGTTCTGGCCGCAGGAGGTGGAGTAATGGAACGACTGACGAAGCGCGACACCGATGGACAGGCAATGATGGACTGCCAGAAGTGTAAAGCGGATTGGATGGGTAAGCATGGTAAGCCGATGGATAGCTGCACCGCGCTGTACTGCCGCAATCGCCTCAAGGATCGGATCGCCGCCTACGAGGACAGCGGGTGGGCGCCGGAAGAAGTTCTGCCGAAAGATAAGGCGGACGAGATCACACTGAAGCTGATGCGTCTTGCTGATTTGGAAAGCCTTTGCAGTTTTAATCGCTTGCGCGAGCTGGCCGAGGCTGACAAGGACGGGCGGCTGGTGGTGCTGCCGTGCAAGGTGGGCCAGCGGGTGTTTGCCTTACTGGACACGGACAAGCATATAAGCGAGTGCGAGGTTAAGCAGATCGGGTTGGGTAATGAGATTGGCTTTGTTGGCATCGAGCCAATAGGCGCTCGCGGAAGGGAATACGGAGTATCGATAAAGGGCTTCGGCAAGACCGTATTCCTCACCCGCGAGGCGGCGGAGAAAGAATTGGAGGAAATTCGAAATGGCAACGGGAATTTATGACGAAATGATTTATGCGAAGCTGGACGCTATCCAGTCTTTGTTAATCGATATTTTGGAAGAGATGACGGAGGGCAAAGCAAAATGAGTAAGGCCGTGATGATAAGCATACGTCCCAAGTGGTGCGAGAAAATTTGCAGCGGCGAAAAGACCAATGAGGTGCGAAAGACGCGCCCGAAGCTGGAAACGCCGTTTAAGTGCTATATCTACTGCACCAGCGGTAGACCTGACCTGAACATTCCTATTTCACCGGAACGTCTGATGCAGGACTACTTAGATACGGGGTCGATGAAATCACTGAACTGCCCACTTGGAAATGGTAAGGTAATCGGCGAGTTTGTGTGCGACCGCATTTATGAGTTGGAAACGCGCTCACCCGGCGGCAGTTACTATGTCAAAGGCGAGGATCAGCCGACGACAAACGATGTGGCGCGGCAATCCTGCCTTAGTCTAAGAGATATGCACGACTATCTGCACGCGCAAAAGGGCTACGGCTGGCATATCTCTAACCTGAAAATCTACGACACGCCGAAGAAACTGAGCGAGTTCAAGGGTCTATGTAAAGTCGAGTCGGATTGCTGTGCCTGTCCTTATTACAACTACAGCAAAATGGACTGTGACGGACGGACAATCAAGCGCCCGCCTCAGAGCTGGTGCTATGTGGAGGCGACGAAGGATGTATGACCTGAAACCTTGCCCGTTCTGCGGCGGAGAAGCAATACTTGAAACAGTAGATGGCAACAGCCCAGAAGAGTGCTATATATACTGTCCAGAGTGTGATTTTGAAAGTGGCGTATATAGCGAACCCAAATTTATCATCGAAAAGTGGAACAGGAGGTGCTGACAATGGATGAATACATTAAGCGCGCAGTGGCAGTTACCGTTTGTGATAAACAGTATAGAGAGTGTCTGCGGAAAAGTGATTTTTGTGGAGACACGGTAGCTTGGAATATCTGCGCCGATATAAAGGCGATTCCCGCCGCTGACGTTGCGCCGGTGGTGCATGGACAGTGGGTCTCTGTTGCAGGAAAACGCGACCGCATTTGCTCACGGTGTCTGCGCAACGAGCCTTACAAAAATGCTGATGATGATGCAGGGGTGTTTGAATTTTGCCCGCATTGTGGCACAAAGATGGACGGAGGTGACAGCAATGCGCTTAATCGACGCTGATACGACCGCCGCCTTCGCGGAAAATTGTGGGGCAACCTTTGTGGCGAAAAGACTGAGAGACAGCAATGCCTTTCCGGCGGTCGTGACGCGTTGCAAGGACTGCAAGTATGCATATATCAATAGCTTTGCGGTGTCATCAGGCGAGGCTCTTTGCACGTTAAGTGGGAAGCCGATGCAGCAAGACGACTTTTGCAGCTACGGCGAGCCGAAGGAGGAACCACATGCTGACGATCACGATTAAAGCCAACGTCCCCGCCGCTGACGCGCAGGGCATCAAGGAGCGCATCGCCATGGACATTGAGCGATACGGCGACGTAAAGGTCGTGAGCATCGTGAGCGACCGGGGACGGGAAGAACAACTACGAATGAAAGGAGCCAAATTATGAGCATCAATGTAAAGAAGTACACCAAAGACCAGATGGCGAAGATGGTGGAGGACGCGCAGGAGAAGACTGCGGCGCTTGAAGCAGAGATCATCGAGCTGAAAAACTGTATCGACGAAAAGAATGATCTGATTGCCGAATATGCGAACCTAAAGGCGGCGATGCGGCAAAAGAACGTTGCTTTGACCGAGCGGCTTGACCAGATGAATGGCGAGGCCATAAACAAGGCAAACGAGATTGCGAACCTGAAAGCGGACGCAGATGCGCTGCGAAATAAGCTCGCCGATACTGAGGCGGCGCTTGGGCGAGCGAATGCAGAGGTATCGAGAGTGACGGTTGCTTGCCGACAAGTTGAAGAAGAACGCGATTATATGCATCAGCAATGGAGCAATGCCGAGCAGCGCGCCAATTACGCAGAAGCCCACCCGTGGAGAAACCTGCGGGCGTGGGTGAAGAGAAAGCTCGGTGGTGAGTAAGTGGATCATTATTACCCGCTGTGAGTTAAAACAAAAAGGGGGCAAAGATGGACGCTAAGCGCCTGAACCGTGACGCAGTTGTATATAAGCAAATTGCGATTCACGTGGGAGAGCAAAACGATAGGAGTCTTATTTTGGCAGCGAAAACATATCGAAAACAAGGTACTGTGAAATATGTAAATCTTGATAGCGAATACATAGTTGCAGAAATTGAAAGAGCAAAAGAAGTTTTTCGAGCAGAGCGGAGGCGCATATGAGCACATTTCCTGACCGCCTGCGGAGGTTACGCGAACGCCAGCAGCTAAAGCGCTGCGTATTATCTGAGCTGTGCGGGCTGAATCGCAATACCATCAAGCGGTATGAGATGGGGACGCAGAAACCATCAATGGACGCGCTGATAAGCATTGCTGACTATTTCGGCGTGTCGATTGATTACTTGCTTGGAAGGTCGGACTATCCAAAAAGTTTATAAAAATATTTTGCAAAACTCACTTATAAGTGAGTCAGGGCGTTGCAATCATGAGAAAATTGAACCGCAGAGGTGCAAAAGCCTTTGAGGTTCTCTCATTTATGGCGTTTACCTCCTGCGCCATAGCGGGGCGCGGTGCTTTTCATCTTTTCACACCGCCCCCCCCGCGATATGCAGACGTAGCTCAGTAGGCAAGAGCGTTTCGCAAATAATGAAAATGTCGCTGGTTCAAGTCCAGCCGTCTGCACCAAGACCCAAAGCTGACAGCGTACAGGGGCGGCATTGTGGCAAGCCCGCAATTGGCAAGCGCAGCGTCCCGTCAGCAGGGCGTGGCTCCGCGAAGGGCCGTTCGATTTGCCCGCGTTGAATCGAGCGTTACTTAGAACGCGGAGGGGGCTCCGTGACGAATCCGTAAACGCGGGATACAGGGGCGAATGTTCCAAGGCTGGCGAGGCGGTCTCCAAAACCGCTTGGGTGGGTTCGATTCCCAACCGTCCCTGCCAACTCTAAACGGAGTCACCAACGGAGTATAAACAAGTGGGGTAACCGTGGAAACCGGAGATATGCGGCATAGGTACCCCGTAAGGGGAGACCACAGCGAGTGACGGGGACTTTCCACGAAGCGCTAAAGCAGGGCAGGACTGCAATGCCGTACCAAAAGAGGAGAGCCGCTGCCTTTGGCAATGGGCAAAGCGCCCGCCTGAAAGTGCGGCAATAATGGTTCGCGTGAGCATGGGGTGAGCGATTAAATCAGGCCAAATCGGCGACAACACCGGGCGAGCCTGAGCCAGTAAGTGTAGCCCCTCGGGGCGGGTAAAGTCTGCTATGTAAGGCCAAGGGGCGGGGGCTGGTAGCAAAAATGTGACAAGAGAGGTGGTGACGAGTGCCATTAACAGCAAAGCAAGAGAGATTTGTTCAAGAGTATCTTGTGGACTTAAATGCCACTCAAGCCGCCGCGAGAGCCGGGTATAAGAACGCCGAGAAAGGTAGGCAGTTGGTTACGAATAGTAACGTTTCGGCTGCTATTCAAAAAGCAAAGGCGGAAAGGCAAAGACGGACGGAAGTCACGCAGGACTATGTGATTGAAAAGCTAAAAGAAATTGCGGACAAGCCTGCGTCTGATTGCACAGAAAGTGATTTGAAATACGCGAACAAGCTAAAGGCGCTTGAAATGCTTGCAAAGCATACTGGCGTGTTTGACAAGCAAGACAATTCTGCCGCTGATTCTGTCGTTAAGGTGATTATCGATGTCTGATATTCGTTTGTCAGAAAAGATCGGGTCTGCGTTTTATGACATTGCACATGACATTTTCCGGCATGGTCACACGCATTACGATTTTAGCGGTGGACGCGGTTCGTTGAAATCGTCCACGGTGTCAATTATCGTTCCACTTTTACTGGTTTCCAATCCGGGAACACACGCGCTTGTGCTGCGCAAGGTAGCAAACACGATCCGCGATAGCGTGTACGCGCAATATATTTGGGCAATCGGTGAGCTGGGCATGGCGGCGTATTGGGAAGCAAAGGTTTCCCCGATGGAGCTGATCTATAAGCCGACAGGCCAGAAGATCATGTTTCGCGGCGCTGATGACCCGATGAAGATCAAGTCTATCAAGGTGCCATTTGGCTACATTGCCGTAACGCACTTTGAAGAAAAAGACCAGTTTGCCGGACGCGCGGAAATCCGAAACATCTTGCAGTCCACCATGCGTGGCGGTTCGATGTTCTGGAATTTTGAAAGCTATAACCCGCCCATCTCTCGTGACAACTGGGCGAATAAGGACAGTTTGGAGGAACGGACCGACCGGCTGTGTCACAAGTCAACGTATTTGCAAGCACCACCTGAATGGCTGGGAGAACAGTTTCTTGCAGAAGCGGAACACCTCAAAGAGACAGACGAGCGCGCGTATCAGCACGAATATCTCGGCATTCCGGTAGGAACGGGTGGAAACGTGTTTGACAAGCTGGAACTGAGAGAGATTACCGATGAAGAAGTCAAAAGCTTCGACCGCATCTATCAGGGCGTTGACTTCGGATGGTTCCCGGACCCGTTCGCGTTTATCCGCCTGCATTATGACCGGGCGCGAGAGACCATTTATCTGCTGGACGAGATTTACCAAAACAAATTATCCAACGAGCAAAGCGCGACCATGATTAAGCAGCGCGGATATAACAATGTTAGAACGATATGCGACAGCGCAGAGCCGAAGAGCGTTGCTGATCTCCGCGCAATGGGGTTACCTGCGTATGAAGCGGTCAAAGGCCCCGGCTCTGTGGAATATGGCATGAAGTTCTTGCAGCGGAGAACGATCGTCATTGACAGACGGCGCACACCGCACGCTTACGATGAATTTGTTGGATACGAATACGAAAGAAACAAAGACGGCGACATTATTAGCGGCTACCCTGACGCGAACAACCACTTGATTGACGCGACGAGGTATGCATTAGAGCCTGTCAGCCGCAGAATGGGAGTTATTGCATGAGCAGTGCAGTTATCCAAAAGTTAAAAGAACTTGGCTATACGACAATCCCGGAAGAGTTCTACAGCCAAGTTGACCTCTGGAAATCCTGGTATGTTGGGAAAGTAAAGAATTTTCACAGATACCGAGAATATAACGGGCATGAGTGGGTGAAAAAGAAGCGGGCTTCGCTCGGAATGGGGAAGAAAGTGTGCGAAGATTGGGCAAATCTGCTCATGAACGAAAAGGTTAAAATCACGCTTGAAGGCAAAAAAGAGCAGGAATTTATTGACCGAATTTTGGAAGAAAACAACTTTACCGTAAAAGCAAACGAAATGCAGGAAATGAAGTCCGCACTTGGAACGGTTGCATATGTACCGCGCATCATTGGCCAGAAAGTAAACGACTACGACGCTCCGATTCCTGGAAGTGCGGAAGACATTGCAATCGACTATGTGACGATGGAGCACATTTACCCGCTTTCGTGGCGAAATGGCGTGATTACAGAGTGCGCATTTGATAGCGTTATAACGCGGTTCGGACATCAGTATTTGTTCCTGCAAATCTTTAAAAAAGAGCGGAACGGCAAATACACAATCGAAAACAGTATTTATTTGTACGAGAACGAGACGATGTCGGAAGTTAGCCTTGCATCCGTTGATGGCTTTGAGCATATCCCACGTGTCGTTCATACAGGGAGCGCGGAAAAACAGTTTGTGATCGATCGACCGAACATCGCCAACAATTTCGATTATCTCTTGCCCGTCGGTGTCCCTGTTTATGCAAATGCTCTTGATGTGCTGGAAAGTGTAGACAAGGCGTTTAACTGCTATGGCAACGAGTTTGACAATGGCGCGTTGCTGCTGATGGTAAAAATGCCAGCAACAAGGTACGAGGACGGGAAACCGACTTTGAACAATAACGATAGTAGGTTTTACCTTCTCCCAGAGGACACGCAGCAAGGGAACGTTGTCGAACCAATTTCCCCACAGTTAAGGACCCAGCAGTTAAATATCGGGTTGCAAGACCAGCTCAATATTCTTTCAAGCAAGTGCGGGTTTGGCGAGACCTATTATCGGTTTAGTGGAGATAGCATTGCTACGGCTACGCAGGTCATCAGCGAGAACAGCACCATGTTCCGCACGATCAAAAAGCATGAAATTATCCTCGAGCAGGCATTGACTGAGCTGTGCCGTGTTCTTCTCAGGCTTGGGAATACCGCAATGAATGCAGGGCTTGACGAAAATGTAGAAATCTCCATCGACTTTGATGACAGCATCATTGAGGACAAGCAAACCGATTTTTCCCGTGATATGCAGCTCTTGCAGGCAGGCATTATGAACGATTGGGAGTTCCGCATGAAGTGGATGAACGAGGACGAAGCGACTGCAAAGGCGGCGTTGCCGAAGATGCAGGACATGACAGCCGAGGAAGAAGATGAGGTGGAGTGATGGGCTTTGGAGAAAATAATGGGACTTTTGGGGTTGTGAAAAATGAGCCGGTATCCATTTACCCCGGAACTACTTGATGCGCTGCCGGAAGAACTGGCGGAACTGTTCCGTGCGCTTGAAATTACGCTGCTGGAAGAAATCTGCTCCCGTCTGAAAGCTGCGGATGAGCTGAACGAGGTAACGGTGCAAGATATTCAAGCGTTGCGGTCGCATGGCATTGACCTTAAAAGCATCGAAGAAGCTATTAGCAAAACAGCAGGAATTAGCAAACAAAAGCTAAATAGTTTGCTTAATGACGTTGTAGAGCGAAACCAGAAGTATTACACCGAAGTCATCGACCTTGCGCATGTAACGCAGCCAGAAACGCTTGTAGACGCGGCTGCAGTGGATGCAATTAAGCGGCAGACCCATGATACATTCCGAAATTTAACGGCTTCTATGGGTTTCCTTGTGGGCAACACGATGTTAAAGCCCGCGCGCGCTTATCAGTGGGCTTTGGATAACGCAGAAATGCAGATTCAGAGCGGCGCGATCAGCTACAATCAAGCTATTGCAAACGTTGTAAGGCAGCTCGCGGAGAGCGGCATCAAGGTTGTGGACTATGAGAGCGGGCATCGTGATTCTATCGATGTAGCGGCGCGCCGCGCAGTGATGACCGGCGTAAATCAGATTTGCGCCAAGTACACCGAGCAATCTGCGGAGTATTTAGATACCCCGTATTTTGAGGTTTCTGCCCATGCGGGCGCACGCGATATTCCGGGCAAATCACCGTGGTCATCTCACAAAGCATGGCAAGGCCTCGTATATTCCACTCGTAGCAATGACATCTACCCCAGCATTTACGATGTGTGCGGGCTTGGGGCCGTTGATGGACTTGAGGGGGCTAACTGCCGACACAGGCGTAATGTTTGGGTTGAGGGCGTAAGCGAACGCACATACACTGATGAACAGCTTGCCCATATTGATGATGATCTCGGCTGCGAGTTCGACGGGAAGAAATACACTGCATACGAGGCAACGCAGATGCAGCGGCGTGTAGAGCGCCAAATCATCAAGCAGAAGAGGTTTGTAACGGCGTATAAAGCAAGCGGGCAGATGAATGAATACCACGCCGCAAAAGCAAAATTGACGCGGCTGAACTCTAAATACAAGGCGTTTAGCGAGGCGGCAAAGTTGCCGCTTCAATGGGAAAGGACGAAAGTGCTGTATGATAGATGAAAATCTCAAATCCGCCATTGAAAAAGCCCTTGCCGCCGGGCTCCGCGTGCAGTTAAAGCAAATGAAAGACGGAAGCGTGAAAGCGCAAATTATCGAAGCAAAAGAGCTGAAAAAGTAATATTTCTCTTCCATTTTGCACGGTGATGTGGTAAAATAATTATAAATAAATAAGCACCCATAGTGCAATCGAGCACGTGGAAGTGGCACGAAGAGCCAACTTGTAAGGATATCTTACAGGTTGGCTCTTTTTTTATTTTGCAATAAGGGAGTGTGGATTGGCATGGCAGACGAAGGCGGCGTTTGGCGTACGATCGGCGGTCGCCGCGTGTTTATCAAAGACGGGCAAAGCCTGACGGATGCAATGCGCGAGAGCGGAAAGTTTGGGAGTTCTAAAAAGAAATTAACAACGACCGCAAAAAAACAAACCGTCGATGATGAAGCAAGCGCTGAATACGGCGTCGAACACAGAGTTTGGGGGAAGGCGACCGGAACAAGCTACGAGGCATTAAAAGATGACCAGTACAAACTTACTGGCGAAAAAACCGGTGAAACGCTTCAAATCCCAAAAAATGAAAGTGGAGAATTTGAAGTGTACAAAGCCCCAAAGACAAACGGATTTCTTAATGGGAAATACGTTGCCGATGAAAATGTAAACGCAATTTTATCTGATGGCCGAATTGTCTTAAGAGACCACGACTTTAATAATGATACATATTACAAGATAAGCGGCATTATTGAAGCGGAGACACTTAGACTTGCTGGCTATCAAAAGGAAGGGCAGTTTTACCGAGGAACCGATAACCCTAAAGAAATTGAATATCTCAAGAATGGGGTTATGCGTGTGTCCACCAACCACATGACGGGCGAAAAAGAAGATGGCGTATCCGTTTGGGAAAGCCCTAAGTATCCGTTCAAGTATCAATATCGAGTAACCGGTGAGGTTTCCGGAGTGGGTAGCGATGGAGAGCCGCTGCTTGATCCAAAGTCCATTAAGCTTGTTAGCGAAAAGTCCTATTCTGTTAAAGACTACAATGCTGCGATGGAAAAGGGGAAGCCCTTGTTTTGCAAGGCGTATGGATGGACAGAAGAACAATACGACGCGGCAAAAAAGGGAAGCATTAAAAACAGAAAGCGACTGTAATTAAATATATCCGTTTGCCAATTGAGGCAAAAGAAGTGGCAATTTGAGCCAAACATTACGCGAAAGCGTGTTGTTTGGCTCTTTTTTGTAATACGCAGCGGGGAATGACGCTGCGGAAATAAAAGGAGAGTAAAAATGGCAGACGAAATTATGACTTTTGATGAAATACTGGCTGACCCCACCTATAAGGCGGAGTTCGACAGGCGAATCACAAAGGCACTTTCGACTGTTCAGAGCAAGCTGGACGCGGAAGTGGAGAAGAACAAGCAGTTTGCGGCAAGTGGAAACGCGGAAACGGAAGCGCTCAAAAAGGAGATCGAGGGCTATAAGTCCAAGATCGCCGATTATGACTACGCAGATGTTATCCGCAAAACGCTTGCTGAAAAGGGCGTGAAATTCAGCTCTAAGGCTGCGGAAAAGGCGTATTTGGCAGACCTGAAAGCAAAGCACCTCGAAATCAAGGATGGTGCGCTTGATGGGTTTGACGAATGGCACAAAGCGCAAGTCAGCGCCGATCCGTCCGCGTTCCAAGACGGCGTAAAAATCGACTGGTCTGCCGCTGTTGGCGGCGGCGAAAAGAAAACAGAGACCAATGCCGCGATGAACAACCTGATTCGCGGCGCACTCAAGTAACGAAAAGGAGATTACAACATGGCAAGTATTGATCGTTCCGCACTTTCCGGCCTTATCCCGGAACCCGTAACCCGCGAAATCATGCAGGGCGCTATCGCCGAGTCTGCCGTCCTTCGTATGGGCCGCAGACTGGCGAACATGTCCAGCAAGACGCAGACCATCAATGTGCTTGACGCACTTCCCTCCGCGTATTTCGTCAACGGCGAGGCCACTGACGGCGGCGCTGGTGAGGCATTCAAGCAGACCACCAAGATGGCGTGGGACAAGAAGAAACTGTATGCCGAGGAGATCGCTGTTATCGTCCCCATCCCCGAGGCTGCTCTTGATGATGCGGACTATGACATTTGGGGCGAAGTTAAGCCCCGCCTGACCGAGGCTTTCGGCAAGGTCATTGACGCGGCCATCCTGTTCGGTACCAACAAGCCCAGCACTTGGCGCACTGGCGTTGTGCCCGCTGCTATCGCTGCCGGTAACGGTGTTCCCGTTGGCGCCAACGTGTTCGATGACATCATGGGCGAGAACGGCCTTATCGCCAAGGTGGAGCTGGACGGTTTCAACCCCAACGGTGTTATGTCCGCTATCCAGATGCGCGGTAAGCTGCGCGGCCTTCGCGACACTTCTGGTCAGCCTATCTTCAAGACCGATATGCAGGGCGCTACTCGCTACGGCCTTGACGGCATGGACATGTACTTCCCCATGAACGGCGCGTTCGATCCTGCGCAGGCGCAAATGATCGTCGGTGACTGGAGCCAGCTCGTCTACGCCATCCGTCAGGACATGACGTTCAAGATTTTCACCGAGGGTGTTATCCAGGACCCCACCACCAAGGCCATCACTTACAACCTCATGCAGAACGACATGGTCGCTCTCCGTGCGGTCATGCGCCTTGGCTGGGAGATTGCCAATCCCGTCAATGCCTACAACGTGGACAAGACCAACCCCTTCCCCTTCTCCGTTTACGGCAAGGGCGGCGACATCTCCGCTGTTACCGTCTCGCCCGCTAACGCGACGATGGCAAAGGGCGACAGCAAGGCGTTTACTGCTGCTGTTACCGGCGATGGCATTATCAACGGCGAGGTCGAGTGGAGCCAGAATGGCGCGAAGTCCAAGATCAGCGAAGACGGCTTGCTGACTATCGATTCCGCTGAGACTAAGACCAGTATCACCGTCACGGCCAAGTCCAAGCAGGACGGCACCAAGACCGGCACTGCCACTGTTACCGTTTCTTAATCTGAAAGGATCTGACCCGTATGACATACGCTGATTATACATACTACTCCGGCACTTACATGGGCGCTGTGAGCGAGAAAGATTTTCCGCGACTGGCTGTGCGGGCCAGCTCCTTCCTCGACTACTATACCCGCAACAGGGCGGCAGATAACGCCGCTCTGGATGCGGTCAAAATGTGCTGCTGTGCCCTTGTGGACAAGTACGCAATCATCGAGGCGGCGCAGGCGCTTGCCGTGAAGAACCTTGCCAACGTTGCGGCAAATGACGCGGAAGTCAAAAGCGAAACGGTAGGCAGCTATTCCCGCACCCTTGCAACGGGCGGAGAATCCGCCCTGTCTGCACTCAGTGCAACGGACGGTGCGAAGAAACTGCTTGCGGAAACGTGCATGGAATACCTTGCCCATACCGGGCTGCTGTATCGCGGAGGTGGTTGTAGATGTACGCTCCCCACACTGTGACAATTTACAACGTCGTGCAGGAGATCGACCCGACAACGCTTGATGAGGTTGAGAAAGTTTATACCACAATCCTGCGTGGCGTGATGCTGCAAGCCAGCAAGGCGGTCAACGTGCGTGAAAGCGGACTTGAGAGCGCGGACGCGGTAAATCTGTATATCCCGTTTGCCGTGGAAGCAGTGGACGGGGTAACAGGTAAACCGAAAACCTATATCGGACCGCAATCGTTTTTCAAAGCGGCGGACAAGTCCGTCCTGTGGACGCTCTCATACAAGGGCAACGGTGGCATGACGTGCTTTGTGAAGGGCGAATTTGTATCGGACGACATGACCGTCGTGCTGAGCCATGACGATTGCTACAACGTGACCAAGGTTGACGCTATGGACTACGGTAGCCCCGATATGCAGCATTTTCTCGTTGGAGGTGCGTAATGGGCATCAAGTTTTCCGTGCATACCGATGGAATGGACGCTGTAAGGACCGCCGTTGCAAAGGCTTGTAAGCGCGCTGAACACGTTTTAGCCGAGCAGATGGAGAAAGACACTCAGCCTTTTGTGCCGATGCTCACAGGCTCGTTAACGCAGCGTACAAGGGTGGTTGGCAACGACATCATATACCCAGGCCCTTACGCGAGATTCCTGTATTACGGGAAAGTCATGGTTGACCCAAATACCGGCAGCACATACGCGCCGAAAGGCGGTACAAAGGTCGTGACTGACCGCAATTTAGTGTTCAACCACACGGCGCATCCACAGGCACAAGCCCATTGGGGCGAAGCGTCGAAAGCACAGAACCTTGGCAAGTGGGCACGCGTAGCAGAAAAGGCGGTGAAGAAGTACGGAACAGGTTAAAAAGACGGTCTCGGCAGCGGAAGAGGATCAAGTCTCCCGAAAGTTGCTTGCGTGGTTAAACACATTCCCTGACAAGCCGGTTGATTTGATTCGGTTCGAATTTCTTCCCGCCGATACTGCGGCGATGGCGCTGTCCACAATTCAGGCGGCGTACATCGTACAAAAATACATTCTCGGCGGATATCAGGCGGAATACCAATTCAAGGTCATCTACCGCATGAAGCCGGGGAATAGCAATGATAAACGGCTCAAAGCTGACGAGCTGCTTAACGCCTTGGGCGATTGGGCAACAAGCGAAACGCCGCCTGACATTGGCGACGGTCGGCGCGTCATTCGCATTGAGCCGACAACGCGGTCCTCGCTTTTTGCCGTGTATGAAAACGGTGACGAGGATCATCAAATCCTTATGAAAATGAACTACGAGGTGATTAAAAATGACTGATATGACCTTTAACACCACGGCGGGGCAGACCGTAGACCGAGAACTTCTGATTGCGTGTCTCAACACGGGCGAAACTGGAACCCCCACGTGGTCGCCCTTCGGTACGCGCGTCACGGATTCCAGCATGGAATACGACTGGCAGGAGGATTCCTCGAAGGATATCCTTGGCACGACGCGCACGACCATGAAGAAACCCATCATCACGCAGACCTTTGACCCGTCTAATCTGGACGCTGGGGATCCCGCCATCGTCAAGGTTTGGAATCTTGCAGTCAAGGAGCAGAACGCGGCGGCGCTGGCGAATCAGGACGTGCTGATTGTTCACGCCTATGCAGGCACGGCAAAGACCGCAGTATTTGCGGAGCGCTATTCGTCCTGCATGGTCAAGCCATCTTCCCTCGGCGGCGAGGGCGGCGGCTTTATCGGTATGCCTATCGACGTGACGCTTGGCGGCACGCGCACGATTGGCACTGCTGCTATCTCCGGCAATGCGATCACGTTTACAGAGGGAGAATAAGGAGGGACATCATGCAGGAACTTAATTTTGGCGACGGCCTTGTAACTTACACCGTAAATGGAAAGTGCGAGGTGTCGTTTAACCCTACCGACAGCAACTTTGTCGAAAGGCTCTACCTTGCCTTTGAAGACCTCGACAAAAAGCAGGAAGGGTACAAAACGCAGATTGAAAAGATGGGAGACAAAAAGCTCATCTTTGAATTTGCTCGTGAGCGCGACAAAGAGATGCGCGAGATCATTGACTCCGTTTTCGGGGCGCATATTGCAGATGATCTTTTTGGCGGAATGAACGTTTATGCGCTGGCAGAGGGAGTTCCTGTGTGGTGTAACTTCATGCTTGCTGTAATGGACGAAATCGACAATACGTTCTCCCGTGAACAGAAATTCACGAATCCGAGAATCAAAAAGTATCTCGATAAAGTCCAGAAGCATTAAACGGAGGGCGGTATGGGCTACGGACTTCCAAAAAGCGTAGAAATCAACGACCAGAACTTTTCTATTCGATATGACTTTCGAGTGATACTGACGATATTCGAGGTTCTGGACGATGAAGAACTCAGCGATGAAGAACGAGCTTATACCGCCCTTCGTCTCTTCTTTGTTGACTTTGATTCAATTCCCGACTACGACGAAGCGATCAAACAGCTGTTTTGGTTTATCAACGGTGGGCAATACCCTGATGATAAAAAGAAAGAGCCGGAGATCATTGATTGGGCGAAAGATTTTCAGTTTATCGTTTCCCCTGTCAACCGAGTGCTTGGGAAAGAGATTCGCGAAAGCGAATACGATCCAGATACCAACACTGGCGGTACGCACTGGTTTACTTTCTTGTCTGCTTATATGGAAATTGGCGATTGCTTCTTTGCGCAAGTCATCCGCATTCGAGAACTAAAGGCGAAAGGAAAACCCTTAGACAAGTCAGACCGAGAATTTTACCGACGCAATAAAGATGTGGTCGATATCCCGAAAAAGGTCTCGAAAGAAGAAGCGGATACGCTTAGTGCATGGTTGGGGAAAAAAGAACCGGCTCACGAATGAGCCGGTTGAAATTAAAGAGAGACTTGTTTGTTTTCATTTTTCTTTAAGTACGCATAAATTTTGCTGATTTTCTTCCCGTTCTGAGGTGCAGAGGTCACGTCAAATACAATGTATTTAACTTCTGGATCAGCCTGATATGCAAAGATAAGGTACTGACGGACAATTTTCGTTTTCTTCTTCTGTGCTGACCCTCCAAGCGCCGCGCCGATTGGGCCAAGTAAAATACCGCCCGCGATTGCGCCGCCGACGCTTGAAACGTATTGGGTCTGGATATCCTGCGGTGTCATAACAGACACATCGATTAGCTTTTCTGGCGAAAGCGTAAATGTTTGTCCGCTCGCTGAAAATGAAATAGATTCTGGGGAGCACATGGCGGAGCAGATAGACCCTGCTGCAAGGTCAAGCCCGCCGACAAGTTGTAGCTTGCACTTTACTGTTTGGATTTTAATCTTTTCGTCATAAGTCTGCGGTACGGCTTTATTAACGGCCAGAATCCCTAATGGGATAGGTATTGTTAGAAGGGCAACGCCAACCCATACTGGCATAGTTTCTTGGCCTTCTGGCGTTGTAGCAACTCCTACAATTAGGATCAAAAGAAACGATGCAAAGAAGACAACAAGGAATAACAAGGTTCTTTTCAATGCTTTCATTCTATTTCCCTCCCATTAAATACGGTTCTTTTACCATATCACAGCAAAAAACTAAAAGCAAGGTGGTGATTTTATGGCAGCGGACGGTTCGGTAGTTTTCAGCGTGGATCTGGACGACAAAGACGCTCAAAAAGAACTGAATAAACTGGTTAAAAAAATCGACACGCTTAACGATAAAATTTACCAGAAACAGCAAGACAAAATGCCGCTGGCAAAGCAGTCGGCAGAAATCGCGGCAAATCTCGATGCGGCAAAAGCGACGCTTGATTCAATGCACAGCGGCAAAGAGTTTTTTACGGCGGATTCCATCAAGGCACAGGAAAGCACTGTGAAATCTTTGCAAAAAGAGTATGACGCCGTTACAGCTAAAGTTGAGAAGATGGACGCTTCAATTCAGTCCGATACGGCAAATCTCGATAAGATGAAGACAAAAGCGGGGGAGCTTTCCGAAAAAATCTCCAGCACAAAAAACGGTGTTTTCGGGATGGGTGAGGCGACTAAAAAAGCCGACGAATACATGTCCCGCTTCGTTAACCGAGTAAAGAAGCTCGCTCTCAGGGCGTTTGTGTTTACTCTTATTACAAGGGCATTATCCGTTGTTCGTGATTATGTCTGGAAAGTCATCCAAGTAAATGACGAAGCCGCAAAAGCTATTGGACGCTTAAAGGGCGCGTTGCTCACTTTGGCACAACCGCTATTAAGTGTAATTGTTCCCGCCTTTACAGCGCTTGTGAACATCCTTACAAAGGTTATCAGCGTTATTGCAAACATTGTATCGATGCTTTTTGGAACAACGGCAAAAAAATCAGAAGCGGCGGCAAAAGGACTTTATAAAGAAGCAGATGCTATCGGTAGCGTCGGTTCGGCGGCAAAAGAAGCAAAAGGGAATCTTGCTAGTTTTGACGAGATCAACACGATTTCCACATCAAGCAGTGGAGGCAGCGCTGCGGCTGCGCTTGCAGATCGGCTTTCTCCCGTGTTTGAACAGTTTACGACCGACGAGTACAAAGCAAAGATCGACGAGCTTACGGCATACCTTAGCGGCGCGCTTTTAGCTCTTGGCGCAATTCTGTGTTTTTCCGGCGCAAATATCCCCCTCGGAATCGCACTTATGGCGGCGGGCGCGATTGGGCTTGTTACACTTATTAAAGAAAACTGGAACGCAATGTCTGACCGCCTTAGAGCTGCACTGACAAATGTGCTTTCGGTGCTGGGTCTTTTTGCCCTCGCCATTGGTGCAATTTTGTGTTTATCTGGCGCAAACATCCCCCTCGGCATTGGGCTTATGCTGGCAGGCGCGGCTATGCTGGGAACGGCAGTCGCCTTGAACTGGAATGCAGTAAACGACAAAACAAAAAATACATTGTCGGCCTTAATGATGACGCTCGGAATGACCTTGCTTGCCATCGGCGCAGTGCTTTGCTTTTCGGGAGCAAACTTACCTCTCGGTATTGGGTTAATGATTGCGGGTGCAGCATCTATTGCGGCGTCGGTCGCCATGAACTGGAACACAGCCCCCGAAAAGACAAAAGCCGCAATCAAATCTCTTATGGGTTCGATTGGCGTCTCGCTTATCGCTATCGGTGCGGTTCTGTGTTTCTCCGGCGCAAATCTTCCACTTGGCATTGGGATGATGATTGCTGGCGGCGCGGCTATTGCCGCTGCATCTGATCTGGATTGGAGTGCACTTCTTACCAAGCTTAAAGAAATGTGGCAGAACATTAAACAGTGGTGGAATATCAGCGTTTCGAAGTTTTTTACTGCTGATTACTGGAAAGCGTTAGGTCGAAGGATTATTGACGGCCTTTTGTCCGGCTTAAAAGCCGCATGGGAGAGCGTAAAAACGTGGGTGGCTAATGCCGTTAGCTGGTTTGGGAAAAAATTTGTTGAAGCACAAAATTCCATTGCAAGATCGAATTCTGGCCGCAGCGGAGGATTTGGAACTAGAAGTGGTGGCTTTGGAAGTCCTTCTCGCGCCCCCTCGATTAGCCGTATCTCCGCTCCTGCATTGGCTCGCGGTGCAGTCATTCCGCCCAACAAGGAATTTCTTGCTGTACTGGGCGACCAGAAGAGCGGAACGAACATTGAAACGCCACTTGCAACGATGGTCGAAGCATTTAAGCAGGCTATGTCGGAATCTGGCGGCACGACTACGGTTGTCATTCAGCTCGACGGTAAGGAAATCGCACGCAGCACCGTGAAGAATATCAACAACATGACGCGCGCGGCGGGTAAGCCCGTACTGCTGTACTAAGGAGGGGTAACATGGAAGTCCTTATTATCAACGGAACGGACTACTCCGATTTTATCGCCACAAAGGGTTATGGGTGGAGCCGCAACGACCTCGACAGCGATAAGACCACCCGCACAAAAGACGGGAAAATGCGCCGCGACAAGATTACCAGCAAGCGGAAGCTGAACTATACAACGCGCTCTATGCCTCGCGATAAGCTGGCAAAGCTTGATGATGACCTTAATGAGACAACGTTCACGGCCAAGTATCTTGACTTGCATGGAGTTCGAACCAGCACGTTTTATTGCTCGTCGATGGAATGCACGCTCGAAGAAGCGGCGGACGACAATGAGGTGTGGGGCGGCGCGGCGTTTAATTTAATCGAGGTGTGATATGGGGCCGACGACAAGTACGCTGTGGCGCGAGCTGCTCCACAAGCCTGGCACAGAACGAGAGTACAAATTTGACGTTGCGGGCACAGAATATGGCAAAGACGCGGAAGTGTCTCACTCTGTCGAATCGCAGTTATTTGAAGAATTCGGCATCGGAAACGCCTGCTGCGCAACATTAAAACTGGCACTGTATGCGGACAACGTACCGCGCGCCGCGACGATCAAGCGGTATCTCAGGCTCGTTAATGGCAGTCAGGTGACAGACTGGATTCCCAAAGGCGTGTTTTTTACCAATCGCCGTTCCTGCGATGGTGATTACTGGGAACTCGAAGCATACGACGCTATGAGAAAGGCTGACGTTGTGTGGGAGCCAGACCAGTCGCTTAACTTCCCGATGACTATGCCTGACGCCGTAAACATCTTTTGCCAGTTGATGGGCGTAGAGTTGGACAGCCGAACAGTGCTCAATAGCTCATATACCATCGACTATCCTGCAAATGATTACACCATCCGCAACGAGTTGTGCTTTATCGCAGCGGCGCACGGGGGGAACTGGATTATCACCGATGCAGGGAAACTGTTGCTTATTCCGTTGTTGTCTATGCCTACCGAGACGAACTATCTCATTACAGAAGCGGGCAACGCTATTATATTCGGAGGGGTGAGAATCCTTGTCTGAAAAGTATTATGTCGGCAGAGACGTTACAAGTTTTTCCGACAAGGGCAAGTACAAGCCTATCTCCCGCGTGACGCTGCTTGTGGACGATGAAAATAGCCTGACGGCGGGCGATGATACCGGCATGGAAGTTATTGCAAGCTGCCCTCACGCAACGCAGCCAATGGTAAATGCTTTGCTGCAAACCATGAAAGGCTACCGGTATCAGGCTTACGAAGCAGGCGCAGCAAACATCGATCCAGCGGCAGAGTTGGGAGATGGTGTGACGGTTGGTGGCATTTATTCGCCACTGTCTAAACTCTCTGATGATGGGCGCGGATACTCGGGTATTTCTTCCCCCGGAGAAGCGGAGATGGAAGACGAATACCCATCTGATGGGTACATCACGCAGGAGTTCAACCGCAAGATTGCCGAAACCCGCTCGCTCATCACCAAGACCAGCGAGGCGATCATGCTCAAGGTCGAGGGCATCGACGGCAAGTACACTGAGGTCAAAACCACGCTGGACGGCCTGACGGTGACGGACGCGAGCGGCACGACCAAGATCAACGGCAGCAGCATCAAGACGGATAATCTGTACGTCGATGCGGCGAATATCAAGGGTACGCTGACAGCCGACCAAATCCAGACCGGCAGCATCCGCGTCGGCGATCTCAAGGACGGCTCGAATTATGCTACGAAGACCTACGTCGACAACAACGCGGGCCTGAGCGCAAGCGAGGTCGACAATGCAATCGCGACGTACATTGACAGCACTTCTATCACAGCGCAGAAGTTGCGCGGCCAGACGGTGGAACTCCTGGCAAACAGCAATACCAAAGTGGGCGAACTTTCGCTCGTCGAGACGAACGTTGACTATGGTATCGGCATTAAAACCCTCTATGGCGGTATCAAGCTGGAATCGGCGACTAACGTATACCTAAAAGCCAGCGGTCCCTACGGTGGATTTATCACGCTGTCCAACAACATTGTGTCGCTCGGCGGCGGCGAGCTGTATATCGGCAGCCAGATGTACGGAAATAGCTTACCGGCCGGTAGCTGGGGAAAACTGTTTTTCCTCCGTCAGTGAGGTGACGCATGGCAAGTTTTAGCGTCAGCGTTACGGCGACGGGGTCGACGACAGCCGTTCTCAACGGCACGTTTTACGGAGACAGCTACCACGACCGAGCACGTGCAATCTACGTGACCGGCATTCTGGGGTACGGGTATTACTTGACTTCGAACGAGGATTCCGGCGCGAACAACACGTTTACGGATTCGTTCGACGGACTTACTCCCGGCAAAACCTACGATTGGGAGGCAGTGCTCTGCTATTGGGACACCAACCTCAATCAATGGGTGGAGACCAGCTATTCCGACAGCGGATCGTTTACCACAGAGGGCGGCGGCACTTCGGGCGGCGCTGTGTACATCTACACGGATATGTGGCGAGCGTATACGCCATACATCTACACGGACACGTGGAGACCCTACAACGCAGAAATCTACACCGACTCTTGGTGGGAGTCGGGATAAGGAGGCACTATGAAAAAGCAGGTAATGCAGATCCTTGACAGCGCATTTAATACGCTGTCCTCAGTGATGATCTCCGCGAACGACGCGGAGAAGATGGCAAAGGTCAAGGGAGAGCTGCGGCAGGCATATGCGATCCTCGAGCGGCTCGACCAGCAGGCGGCGCACGTACCCGCAGAGCCGCCCGCGAAAGCTGCCGAGACGGAAAGCGAGGTAACAGATGGCTGATAAAGCAATTTCCGACCTCACTCAAGCAACACAAATCACCAACGAAGATCTTTTTGTTTTGCAGCAGGGCGGCACAGCGAAAAAGCTCAAAGGCGCAACGCTGCTGGACTTCGTCACGCTGAGCGTTGTATCGGTCACGGTGACAACACTGCCCGCAGGAAGTTTGGCAACGGCGACCTACGATAAGTCGACTGGTACGCTGGCGCTTGGCATCCCGCAGGGCAGCAAGGGCGACACCGGTGCGACAGGTGCGACGGGTGCGACCGGTCCGCAGGGTAAACAAGGCATACAAGGTGAGACCGGTGCAACAGGCGCGACCGGCCCCCAAGGCCCCGCAGGCCCCGCAAACGTGCTGACCATCGGCTCGGTCACGTCCGGCAAGGTGGCGAGCGCGACCATTACCGGAGAAGCCCCAAATCAGGTGCTCAACCTTGTGCTCGAAAAGGGTGACAAGGGTGAAACCGGCGAAAAAGGTGCAACAGGCGACACCGGCCCACAGGGTGAACAGGGCATCCAAGGTCCGCAGGGCAGCCCCGGCACGGATGCTCCCACAATTACCGGTATTACCATCCGGCAGAGCGACTATCACCTTATCGTGACGCTGTCGAACGGCACGAGCTATGACGCAGGCTATTGCCGTGGCGCTTCTGGTGCTGGTACGGGTGACATGCTGGCCTCAGTGTATGACCCTCAAAACAAGCACCAGGACATCTTTTCATACATTGACAACGCTATCAAGGACGTCAAGGTAACTACCGACGCAACGCCTACGCAGGGCAGCGCGAACCCCGTACAGTCCGGCGGCGTGTACTCGGCGCTCGTCAATAAGCTGGACAAGACCGGCGACGGCAGTAATGTCACGGCGGCTTTCACGGCAGCGAGAACCCGCGCAAATATTGCGACGGGTGAAAAGCTCTCCGTGCTGTTCGGCAAAATCGCGAAGTGGTTCGCCGACCTCGGCACTCTGGCTTTTAAGTCCACGGTGGCAAAATCCGACCTTGCAAGCGACGTGCAGGCGAGTTTGGGCAAGGCTGACAGTGCCTTGCAGAGTGCGCCGGTTACAAGCGTCAACAGTAAGACAGGCGCGGTGAGCCTTGCAAAGGGAGATGTAGGCCTCGGCAATGTGGACAACGTCAAGCAGTACAGTAAGAACAATCCGCCACCGTATCCTGTCACGTCGGTCAATGGTAAGACGGGCGCGGTCACGGTCAGTGTTCCAACAGTTCCATCCACGACCAACATTCTCAAGGGCAACGGCTCAGGCGGGCTGGTGGCGGCGACGCGCGGCAGCGACTATATCGCATCCGGCAACATTGTCAAGCAGACACTCGTGAGCACGGAGACCACGCCCACCGAGGACTACGCGATCAACTGGGTGTACGGCTAAGGAGGCGGAAATGGCTACATTTACTGTAGAGATAACGCCGGATTCTAGCAACGGGACTATCGCCCACGCAGTCGGAAAGTTTTCCGGAGGGTCAAGCAGCTATAAAGGTCAGCGGCGCATGGACGTTGCCGTCAGCGGCGTCGGGACATTTTCTGCGTTATCGCCGGAGACAAGCGGAGGCGAAAACACTTTTTCTCTCGACATCACGGGGCTGACGCCGGGGACAACGTACAACTGGAGCGCGTCACTCTACTACAAAAATACGTCCGGGGGTTGGGTGACAGCAGGATCGCAGTACGATAAATCCGGAAGCTTTACGACGAAAAGTAAAACCCCTACATTACCAAAAACGCTCGTCAACGGCACTGCTTACGACGTTAAGGGCGGGAAGTGCCTCGTCAACGGCACGGTGTACAACATCAAGAAAGGCAGGACGCTCATCAACGGGACGGGGTATGACATCAACTTTGAGCCGGATGTGAGCTTGACGTGGTACTTCAACGAAACCATTGATATAACGTCGCAGCCAGACAAATTCTGGGGGTATAGTAGCGGGATTGCTGTCAGTTTTGTGTCTGGCTATTATGGCGTTACCTACGACCATCTTATCCGAGGCTACGACGACACTTACGGTGTAAGAACTTTAATCTACTATAGAAAGATTACCGAGACCAAGGAACTCGCCTACCGAAACGGCTGGCGGGGGGAGGTATACCGCACCATCACTTTTGATGAATTACCCACCGGTGATCTCTTGACGTGGCTGCAAGCCAACGCCACGCCGCAATAAGAAAGGAGCAGCACATGAGTATCTACGTAAAAGTCAACAACACGGAATATCCCGCTACGGTCAACGGCAACCTTGTTGACCGCAACTGGAACGGCCGTGATACCAAAACCATCTATCTGACCATGTCCTACGACGCCGTAGTGGCACTGTTGCCCGACAATACCCCGTGGAGCATTGTGCAGCGCGAGACGCAGGACGTGCTGGACGAGCAGGGCCAGCCCACGGGCGAGACCAAAGAGGTCGTCAACGAGTACGACAACAGCGAGTACAGCCTTGCTGGCGACATCACCGACCACCGCGACGGCACCGTCAGCATTAAGATGGGCAAGCCCACGGAATCCGAGCTTTCGGCGGCGACCGTAACGGCGCTGGTCGGTCAGAGCATCACGCCGCAGCGCGCGGCAAGGCTGCGACCGATGATCGAACAGGCCAGCGCGTCGCTCTCTGACGGCGAGGCGGCGAAGTCGCCCGAGCTGTTCCCGCGCTGGGCGGATCACATCGGCGAGACCGTCAAGCCCGGCGACCGCCGCAGTGATACGGACGAAAGCGGCGTGCTGCACGTCTACCGCGTCAACAAAGGTCAGGGCCACACCACGCAAGAGAACTGGCCGCCGCATTCCACCCCTGCCATGTGGACGATCATCAACGTCGACCACGCGGGTACTCAAGATGACCCGATTCCGGCCGCTCGCGGCATGGAGTACGAGTATGGTCTTTATTACAAAGACCCCGAAGACACTAAGCTATACCTGTGCGAGCGTACCGGCGAGGCCGCGGGCGGGAAGATCGTCTTGCAGTATCTGCCACACGAGTTGGTAGGGAACTATTTCACGGCGGTCTAAGACCGCAGAAAGGGAGCGGGATATGGATAATGCAAAGCACTACGATGACGCAGAGATCGCTCTGATCGAAAGCCGATGCAAGAGCAATACGCACCGCATCAACGAGTTACAGGAGCACCAAACGGCGCTTGACAGGCTGGCAACGTCGGTCGAGGTGCTGGCGACCAAGCAGGAGACCGTCGAGGGAGACGTCAAAGAGATCAAAGAGGACGTGAAAGCCATCACGGGCAAAGCGGGGAAGCGCTGGGACAGTCTGGTCGACAAGGCTCTCGCGGCGCTGGCGGGCGCGTTTATCGCGTGGCTGCTGTCGGGTGTGGTTCTATGAAGAAACTGAGAAAGCGGGATAAGTACGTCATCGCGGCAGTGCTCAACCTCTGCTGGTACTGCATTGCGGTGCTCGTATTGACCGCGCATGACAAGGTAGTGCCGGACAGCCTGACCGTCGCGTGGTTCGCCGCGTGGACGGCAGAACTCGGCCTGCTGGCGGGAATCAAAATCAAGGGAAAGGACGAATAACATGAATGAAAGAATCATCAAGCGTATCGCAAACCTCATGAGCGTCAAGAGCATCGTGACGCTGGTGCTGACGGGCGTTTTCGCGTACATGGCGGTGACGGGCAACATCTCGCAGGACTTCATGACGATCTATGCGGTCATCATCGCGTTCTACTTCGGCACGCAGTCGCAGAAGGCACAGGACGCCATCGACAAGGGGGCGTGAGGCATGGCGAGAGCAGAAGACATTCTTACCGTCGCTAAAAAAGAGATCGGCACGGTGGAGCAGCCGGGCAACCGACAGAAGTACGGCAAAGCCTACGGCATGGACGGCGTGTACTGGTGTATGCAGTTCGTGTGGTGGTGCTTCCAGCAGGTGGATAAGCGGCTCTTTTACGGCGGCGGGAAGACCGCAAGCTGCGGCGAGCTGATGAACTACGCCAAGGCTCACGGGCAGTGGGTCACGTCCGGTTATCAGCCGGGCGACGTGCTCATCTATGACTTCCCCAACACGAAGGTCAAGACCGACCATTGCGGCATCTGCGAGAGCGTGAGTGGGCAGTACGTGATCGCCATCGAGGGCAATACCTCCAACGGCAACACCGGCAGCCAGAGCAACGGCGACGGGGTGTATCGCCGCAAGCGCAAGCTGTCGCTCGTGCTGGGCGCATACCGCCCGAAGTATGAGGCGAGTTACCGCGAGGTGCTCAAAAAGCGCGCGGGGCTGGAAGACAAGACGATGGACTACCTCGCGGCGTACAAGTACGGTGATGACTTAATTCGCAAACTCGCAACGATGAAATAAATGTGCCCGAATCGGGCACGGAAAGGGAAACGGGCGGGAGACCTGCAACGTCTCCCCTCGCGTGAGCGCTCTGCAAGCCCCGGTGCACAGCATGGACAAGCAGCACCGAGCGATCCGCGCGCAACTATCCTCTATGGCCCCGCGCAGGGCTATAGCATACATCCAAGCCTATGACCTGCCGCCCGATGAGATGGCATGCCTCATCGAGTGTGACGTGCGAGGGCATTCCCTCGTGCAGGTCGCCGCTCAGCTCCACATGAGCGTGGACGGCCTCGCCAAGCTGCGCCGCCGGGCTTACCGCAAGCTTGCCGACGGGCAGAAAGAGAGCACCGACTAATCAGTCGGTGCTCTCTTTTTTGACTTCGCTTTGCTTTGATTCCGTCCCGCTCCGGCGCTTGGCGTCCGCGCGATGCTGGACCTCTTTTCGATGGGCTGCGGCGCACTCAGGGGAGCAGGTAACGGTGGGGGTGCCGGGGACTATCTCCCAGCCACAGACAACACAGACCTTTACGCCGCTGCGGGATTTTTCGCGGCGTTTTATGTAGTAATCGTGTTCGGCGTTCCAGCTTTTTGACTGCGCGCGGTCGATTTCGCGGACGGCATCCGGGGCGCATTTTGGACAATACTTTTGCAATCCGGATTGGATGACATACTCTCCACCGCAGATCACGCAGTTATCGATATCTCCCAGATGCCGGGAAAAACCGGTGGACCGGTACTTTTGCTTCCGGGCCTTCTGCCGCTCTGCCCGACAGGTTGGGCAGTAGCTGGCTCGGGGCCCTCCGATGAAGTTGGCCCCGCAGGTGTGGCAGGTTCGCGTGCGCAGGGTGGTCGACCGGGATGCGGCAAGGCAGTCATCGCACTTCGCCTGCTCTGCGCGATCGGTGGAAAAAATCTTGCCGCAGGTGATACATTTTTTAGTCCGCATACACAGTCTCCTTTGCCGCGTTATAACAAAAATTTTGCATCTACGCCCAGCGCGTCGGCGATGGCAAGCAGGTTTTTGGCGGTCAGATTGCCCGCCTCCGCCTCCCCCAGCTCCACGCGCTGGATCTGGCGGATATTGACGCCGGACTTCTTGGCAAGCTCGGACTGAGTCATGTCTGCCATGCGGCGCGACCACTCCAGCTTGGTGATCGGGCGGTTATGGCAGTCTCGCCCGTAATTGACCAGCGAGCAGGCGGTGCAGTCCCCGTCTTCGCGCTGGCAGTCGTTGTATTTTCGTCTCATATCGTAGTCACCTTCTTTAGAGGAGATCGTAGCCCACGAGAGGGAAATTACCGTATTCATCCGGCTCCTGCCCATACACAGGACGGAGGCGGCGGCCCCCGTCGATGTCCCATTCCTCACCGTTCCAGTAGCGGTCGCCGTACTGCTGGAGCCATTCGCCGAGAGCGGCGAGATTTTCGTCGGTGGGGTTCTTTATGGCCGCCTCGCGGAGTTCTTCATATCTGTATTCGTTCATGATGTTCCTCCTCCTGTAAGTTTTATAGATCGAGCATAGTCGCGCCGCCGTTGCGGGCGTCGACAATGTTGTTAATTTCCTCGTAGCAGGTTACGGGGTCCGGCTCGCCGCCCTCCCAGCCGTCGGCGATGGGGTCGCCGCCGGCCTTGAGCGCGTCCAGCGTCTCAACGACCAGAGCACGGTCCGCGTCGCAGAGGTAGTAGATGCAGGAGCCGTTTTCGTCCATGACAGCGAGGTGCAAACGACCGGCGTTATCCTCGTAGATACTGTAAGTGTACTTCATTTTTGTTTCCTCCCGGGGTGTTCCCCTCTCTTGTTTACATGCTTATTATACGCTAATATTAGCATATTGTCAAGAAAAAATCACAGAGTTTTGAAGAAATTTTTGAGGGCAAAACGCGGGCATTTTGCGGGCAATTTCCCGCGGCAAAATCGCGGTACGATAGGGGCAACAAAAGGAGGTGCGCGCGATGTACGACCGACTTTTAGCTTTGGGATTTACCGAGCAAATGGCGATGGACATTCTCGCGCTTTTTCCTGACCCTGACGAGCTGAGAACATACGTCTACTTTGCGGAGCTTTTCCATGTATAGCTATTTCAACCCGAATCCGGCGGGACGCAACGTGTCGGACTGCACCGTGCGCGCGATCTGCAAGGCGACCGGCAAGGACTGGGGCGAAGTTTATTTGTCGCTGTGCATACAGGGGTACTTAAACGGTGACCTCCCCAATGCAAATGCGTGTTGGGGCTCGTATCTGCGGTCTTTAAGCTACCGGAGATACATCATACCGGACACCTGCCCGGACTGTTACACGGTCGGTAAGTTTGCCGACGAGCACCCACGCGGTACCTATATCCTCGCTCTCTCTGGACATGTGGTGTGCGTGCAAAACGGCGTGATCTATGACAGCTGGAACAGCGAAAACGAAATCCCGCTTTATTACTGGGTCAAAGAAACGGAGGAATGAACATGGCATATCCCTATTTCAACCCCTATTATCCGCAACCGATGCCGGACAACCTCATGCAGATGCGGCAGATGCAGCAGCCACAGATGCCGCCCATGCAGCAGTCTATGCCGCAGCCAGTGCAACAGAACCCCATCGCGCAGGGCGGCGTGCAGTGGGTGAGCAGCGAGCAGGAGGCGAGAGGCTACCTGATCGCGCCCAACTCCGCCGTGGCGTTGTGGGATTCCACCGCCCCCACCGTGTACCTCAAGCAGGCAGACGCAAGCGGCAAGCCGACGCTCAAGATTTACGATCTCGTAGAACGCGCAGAAACGCCCCGTACAGCGCCACAGGAAAAGGGTGCGGAATTTGTCACCCGCGAGGAGTTCGACCGTCTGGCGGCACTTGTGGGCGAGTTAAAGGGCAAAAAGAAGCGCAAAGTCGAGGAGGACGAGGACGATGAGTAATCCGTTTATGGCCGCGCTGGGCGGCGGGCAGATGCCGGGGCCGATGGGTGAGCTGATGCAGCTTAAGCAGAAATTCCAACAGTTCCAAAGCGGCTTTCAGGGAAACCCAAAAGAAGAAGTCAATAAGCTCCTGCAATCTGGCGCTATGAGCCAGCAGGAGTTAAACCAACTGCAAACGATGGCGAAGCAGTTCGAGCATTTATTCCATTGATCTTATCGTGGCCACGATTTGATAAATAAAATTTATGAAAGGAGAGATAACATGTCTCTTTCTGATGGTACTCCCATGATGACTATGCCGGTCGCCCCCGCGAACAGTTACGGCGGCGGTATGGGTATGTGGGGCGACAACTGGATCTGGATTATCGTTCTTTTCCTCTTCGGCTGGGGCCGCAACGGATTTGGCAACGGTAACGGCGGCGGTGTGATGGACGGCTACGTTCTGACATCTGACTTTGCGAGCGTTGAGCGCAAGCTCGACAGTATTGCAAATGGCATTTGCGATTCCACCTTTGCGTTGAACAATGCCATTACTGGCGGCTTTGCTGCGACCGCACAGGCCATCAACAGCGGCTTCGGCAATGCCGAGCTGTCCCGCGCAAACCAGCAGGCGGCTCTCATGCAGCAGCTCAACGCCATGCAGATGCAGGCTGCTAATTGCTGCTGCGAGAATCGCGCGGCTATCGCGCAGGTGCGCTATGACATGGCGACGCAGGCGTGCGACACGCGCAACACCGTGCAGAACGCGACGCGCGACATTATCGACGCGATGAACAGCGGTTTCCGCGGCATTGATCAGCGTCTCACTGCGCAGGAGATCGCTGCGAAGGACGCGAAGATTGCTGAACAGAACCAGCGTCTTTTTGCTGCTGACCTCGCGGCCTCTCAGTCGGCTCAGACGCTTGATATGCGCAACTATGTTAGCGCACAGTTCGCGTATTACAATCCGCGTCCCGTTCCTTCGTTTTCCGTTCCGGCCCCGTATCAGTATACTGGGTGCGGCTGCGGCTTCAATCAGGGTTGCGGCTGCTGACAACTGCATAGCATAGCTTTTTGTTGGTGATGTTTTGTTGATGCCAACAAAATGTTCGGCCCCGTGCCGATACTACGACAAACGCGGCGGGGCAATAGCTCCGCCGCTGTATTTTTAGAAAGGACTGAAATATATGGCTGAATATGTAAATCCCGGCATCGCAGTCGTCCCCGCTGGCCAGAATGTGCCGATGGTCTCCACGGCGGCTTGCGGCAAGCCCTGCATCGTCCACCGCGAGGGTAGCGGACTTGTCACCCTGCGTGGACTGACGCAGCAGTGCAAGGCACGCTTTAAGGTGGGTTTTGGCGCGAACATCGCCGTTCCCACAGGGGGAACGGTAGGCGCGATCACCACGGCGCTTGCCGTCAACGGCGAAGAGCTCAATAGCGCCACGGCGACCGTTACACCCGCTGCGGTGGATAACTATTTTAACGTCTATGTCAGCGCCATCGTGGAAGTGCCGCGCGGCTGCTGTGTGACGGTAGCGGCGAAGAACACAAGCGCGCAGGCGGTTAGCTTTGCCAACAGCAATCTGACCATCGACCGCGTGAGCTGAAAGGAGAATGAACAATGGGTATGAAATCTATGTATGATCTGCGCGACATGCTCTGCAAGGAGCTGGAAGAAATCACTCGCAAGGGTGAGCTTGGCGCAGGTGACCTTGACATCGTGCATAAGCTGACTGATACCATTAAGAACATCGACAAGATCGAAGCGATGGAAGAAGATGGCTATTCCAGCCGCCGCGACGAGTACGATATGCGCGGCAAAGGCAGACGCGGCACGCACTACGTGCGCGGCCACTATTCCCGTGATGGCAGCATCGACAACATGAAACGCCAGTTGCAGGAAATGTTGGACAACGCCGACGATGAAAGCATCCGCAGAGCCATCCAGCGCTGCATGGACACGATTGAGGGCTAAAGGGGGTGCGCCCCTATGGTCGACGAGAACGAGGTCAAGCGCTGGATAGCTCGCCTTGAAACGGAAGAATCAAGCTGGACAAACTATGAGCGCCTTGCTGTGCTGTATGCTATCCGTGACCAGCAAAGCGGCATCAGGGAGAGAGCTTTGCCAACGGCATACTCTGCAGCGCCCGCGCCGGTCAACGTCGAAACATACGGCGACAGCGATTTTCTGCGCGCAGTGGCAGATGTTCCGCCGGACAAGGCATGGGAGATCATGGACGAGCTGATGGACAGTTTGAAAATTGTAAACGAGCGCGTCTATAATAGCGTCATGCGCAAACTAGAAAAGTAAATTGCAGATGGAATTGCAGATGAGTTACAAAAAACCTTGTAATATCAATGCTTTTGCGGATTTGGTTGCGGGTTCGACTCCCGCCGCCTCCACCA